GAGATTCTTGCTCCACCACTACGCCCTAGTCCAGCCCCATACTCAACGCCATAATTTGCAATTATAATTGTGTCTCCGGCGGTTAACAGCCACTCAAGCCAAGGTATGCGAGCTTCAATTTCTAGTTTTTGCATAGCCACAGGCAGTGACAAAAGATTGGCAAAGCTTGATGGTTGAACAAGAACTGTAAGTCCGCCACTGATACCGTTCTGGCTTCCTTTAACTTGTTTTATCCTAACATCTACACTCTCCACAACCGCATTTACAATTTGTGGAGCCGGATCACCCGTTAGTCCAAAGTCGAATCTCAAAACACCGGAGCCTAATGAAATTATTTCAGGGCTTGAGAATAACGCGGTTGCGATAACGGGTTTCAGCATAGACTTTATCAAAGACACCTTTTTGAGCATCTTGCTGTTTATTTCCTTGGCCAAGGCTTTGTTTATTTTGGCAACAATAACCCTGTCGGTATCTACTAGTTCTATGCTTAAGTTATTTTTAGCCATCTATCCTATTCCAAAATGTTACCACGTACTTAGTTTCGTTTTGTTTAAAACCCTGCGGAAATGACGCGCTACTTTTTTCATACTTTCCCTTATCATATTTTTCTATTCCATCATAGTTTGGAATCATGTATTTACACTGCTCTATCTTGGGAAGGTCTGTCATGTAGGCTATAGTTTGAATGGAACCATCTGGTATATCTATTGATGCTCCAATTTTAACCCAAGACTTTCTATCCCAATATATTCTAAGGGTAATGTCCTCTGTGGCCTCAGAAGCCTTATAGCCCTTACCATTACAATACGGACACGGCATCCCCCGCTCAAATGGATAGGGGCCACCAGCCTTGTAAAAACTTACAGACTTATTGCGTGTGCCCATTGTGTTCATAACACAGTTTGGGCAATCTTCTTTTTTTTCTGGAAAAACCAGCGTAGCGGTTCTCGTAAAAAGCAAGACCGCCTCGTTGTATGTGTCAAAAACACTGCTCGGAATATTGATAGCCACTTCAAAACCTCCTACGGATTAACAGCAACTCCGGATGGGGAGTTTGCATTGTAGGCTTGAACAAGACTATATCTACCATCAAGGAGTCCGTCTACGTTTGCAATAGACATATCTAGTTGAGATGGTTGCAACGGCGGAAATGGGCTTACGCTATTGTTAGCCCCTATCTTATCGGCTGCCGCTAACCCTCTAGCACCGGCAATACTAACTATTCCGGCCCCCCCATTTGGTTGGTCGTTGAGATTTATTATTTTTTGTGATACAGCCATTTTATATCTCCTAGTTAAAAGAATTGCCGCGATAATCAAACTGATTCGCCCCCAGCACCATGCTACCGGGGCTGTAAGGACCGAGTACCGCCTGACCAACCAGCGTATTATTGTATTGATATGTTTTTAATAGGTCGTCGTATTTTGAACAAAAATCTTGATACATTATATTTAGATTTTGTGTCACTCCACGCAAGTCAATTGCGGAGGGTCCGTCTTTAATCGAAATGGCATTTGCCGCCTCTGTTTTAACTTCGCTTCCTAGAAGAATGCACGCAGACTTGTATACTGTTAAAGTGGTAAAGTCTGTATCACCTTGGGAGATTGGGTCTGGGGATATCGTAACCTCGCCAACGTCCACTGAATACGTTTGACTGAAATCTGCGTCGTTAATAACATTGTAAGCACCGAAGACCAAAATCTGCTTCAGTCTTTCGTCTGTGAATTTTGCGTTGTCTAAGTCGCCAATTAACGACCTAAGCATTAAAACTAAATCTGTTTTCCACGGCATGATACATTTACCTTATAAATTTTCGTGTACTTTAAAAGTGCCCACACTAGTGCTCCAAGTTCCGGCCCCAGTAGCGACATAAGCTTGTAGGTTCCATGTTCCGGCAACATTTAGATCGCCGTCAACTGAAAGGTATTGAATATTTCCGTCTGTACCGTCTGAGGTAAAAACAGCGGTTTTTTCAAAAGTCGTGCCATCGGGTCTTTTGAATGTAAATTTTTTTGTCGTTGCACCGCTAATATCGGCAACCGTAGTTCCACCAGCAGACGTGGTGTCATACACGGTCACTCGAAAAATGGTGCCTATATCGTTAACATGTGCCTGTTCTACAAATGCCATAACTCACCTCCTACTAACTATACACAAGTTGTGTTATTTTTTTAAAATATCCTGTTTGATTTTTGAAGAGCTTATGCCCTGAGTGTAAGGTAAATAGACTAAAACTATCTCGTTTTCATCTAACCACTTCTGGGTAAAGCCCATTTGCTGGTAGTAATCCTTTGAGCACCAATCGCTTCCAATAGCTAATATATCTGGATTAACAGATAAAATAGAGGGTTTACTGTCTTGATTTCCTGTATTCTTAATAACCTTGCTTACATATCGACACGATTGCAAACAGGCTCGCCTGTCCTCATAGCTAAGGGCGGGCTTTGCTGCTTTAAATTCATGTATAAATTCATCTGTGTTTAGTGCCACCACCACTTCATCAGCAATCATTGAGCACATTTTCAAAAAGCTCACATGGCCAGAATGAAAGATGTCAAAAGTTCCACCTGTGTACAAAACTTTACTCATAAGGATATAGCTCATCTAAGGGTTGTATATATTTTTTGGCTGGGGCTCCTCCAAAATGACAGAACGGCATATCGTGAACCTTGATTATTTCTACGGCGTGTTCAAGACAGTTAACCTTTTGGAAACATAAGTCAAATAATAAGTCTCTGTTCAGATTGTATATGGCCGGATTACCACTTGTGTCTTTGGCCACTTGTCCAGCGGTGGCTTTAGGCTTGACAAAATCATCACTATTTATAGCCATATTTAATAGCAGCTCATCATAAGGCAGTCCAACAAAGTCGGGCTCTTCGATGACAGATGGGGGAGAGCTTCTGGAAAATTCTATTATATTCTTATATCCAGTTTCTGTTAGGGGATTTAGATTTTCTTTCTCAAGAATCTCCAATAGCTTTATCGCATGTTCTTTGTTAACCACCGCAATAGAAGATGACTGTACAATGTTATTAGACTTTGTAGACAAGTGTTGGGCGGAAGCCATCAACCATTCATTTTCATACCAATTTTCATCGTACCAACCATAACAACGATCACTGCTATTTCTTGGGGCATAGGAGATTCCTAAATGCTCTGGCTTGATGTAGTCCCTTACGTCTACGTCTTTAAGTGGCATTATATCTAAGTCTACAAAAAGGGCTAGGTCGTTATCACTCTCCACAAAGCGATACCACCTGACAATCTTTTTAAGCGTGGCACAGCACCAGTATGTAAATCCCGAGAGCGATTGGTATCTTTTATTTGATTTAAATTTTATTAATTCTTGTTTGTAGAACTTATAATAAAAGTCATTAAGCGTTAAATGGTGGGGATCTTCTTCGTTGTGGTATGATAGTGGTATGTCATACTTTTCACAGTATTTTTTCATTCTCCTTTTGGAGATTTTACCCCAAGCATGTACATTGTCCTCTATGTGACCCATAGGGGGTTTTTCATGAAGCGTGTCGTTTATATACATTTCCATATTCATTAGCTAAACTTTCCTTCATCGGGACAAATAATAAGATTTTGCGAACACCTCTTTCTCATAAATTGCGCTTCAGCGGCCTCACTCTCAACAAAAAAGTGTCCGTAAAGCTCGTTGAGTACTGACAGCTTAAATGTTGCGGCTTCTGCCACATGGTTATTATCTCTTTGTTCTTTTCTTTCGGTGGGAAACATCTTTAGGAATCCATACTTAATCTTGTGTTTTTCTAACCATCGTTCTGTTATGTCTCTATATTTTTCAAGCCTTGCTGTTACTATGCCTTTACATATATAGGTTCTGGGTATTCTGTGGTAAATTGGCTCAACGTTTGTTATGTAGTCTATATACTTGTCCTCATCCTTGCAACATTCATAGGGAACGTTTGGGGAAAGTATGCCATCAAAATCAAGCAGACATTTTTCTATATACGTACTATTAAAAAAATTCCACTCCAATAAGTGTGGTGGAGGAAGTTCTTTTCCATATACATCAACCAAGTCTTTTGACGCAGGGTGAACATACAATGTTCCAAAAATAAACTTACCTCTGTCTATTGATTTTTTTATGGGCAAAATTGAATTACCGCTATAAACTGTATCGTCTAGTACTAATATCTTACCATCTATATCTTCATGTTTTTCCATTCTCTTTCCACCATACTCACAGAGTCCGGAAAGTAAGATTGGTGTTCCGTCAGAAGATATTGAGTACAATGGCAGGTTCAACATTACAGAACAAAAACTTGCCGGAAGAAAACCAGATCTGGGAACGGCGGCTATACCCTTGAGATTCATTCCGCCAATTTTTGGTATAAGATGAGTTTTACAGTCTTCCAAAAGCTGGTTGTTTGAAATAAATCTTCCCTCTAGAATTCTTTTTTTTCTGTCGTGTTTTTTTATACATTGCTTTCTGTACCACTCTCTATCCTCTGGTGTTGCATTTTGACACCATTGCCAGTTGGGTGGGTCGTATGTCATTTCCTGTCTAAAAAGCTCGCAAAATCCTGCTTGCGGGCATATACATTCCTCTGTTCTCATTTACTACTCCACAAACATTTCAAACGCTGGCCCCAGATACATAACAATGTCGTGAGGTGCTTTTTGAGGAGACCCTGAGCTTCCACCGCCAGAATACAAATCTGCTGGAGAATCGTCGCCATCTCCCGCTGTATCTCCAACATAAGTTAGTGTAAATGTAGCGGGTGAGAGTCCATCATTTATTCCGGTTATTAGATAAGCATATGTAGATAATATGGTGCTACCTGTTCCTGCTCCCGCTTCTCTATTGTGAACAAGTGCATACATTCCGTGCTTTGCGGCAGACATATCGACCATGCCATAGTTTACACTGTAGCTCGGTCCTGAGCCGCTAACGCTTGAGGGGGTTTTATCGTCTAATACTACTATGTATTGTCTGTCTGGATAAAAACTATTTTTAGACATTAGTCTGGTAAATCCTGTCCTATAATGAATCCGTCAAATGCTGTGCCTGCATTGTTTGTACACAGGAAGCCATAAACGTCTGTATGTGCGGTGCTGGTAGACATGGTTGGCGTTACGTTTCCAGCCCATCTAACAGTAGCTGCTGTGCCACCGGTGTCTGAATCTACATTGGTCCAAGAGACTGTTTTTGCTGAAGATCCATTTTGTGTTATTCTTAATATAAATCTTTGTCCACGTTTAGCGTTTGTAAATTCAAACTTAGTTACGTCATTACCAAGAGATATATTGTGGAAGTTTCCTTTTTTTAGATCCAAAGTTACGGTAGCATCTTCTGCTGTAGGTGTGTCATTGGCCGGTACAGCTTCTTGAACATAGTTGACGCCTACTAAATGAAGCCTATCTTCACTCTCATCAAACAAGGCATACGCACCAGAGGTTGCTCCAAAGAACTTTACATCTTGTCCAGTATCGTCAACGCCGACAGTAAGAGTTCCGTCTAACTGGACATTACCATCAATGTCTACAGCGTCTAGATTTGTTGTACCATTGATGTCGGCATCGCCTTCTATGTCTAACGAATCCCCATCAATTTCTCCAGTTACTGTGATTGAGTCAACATAAGCATCTTTCCAGCGAACGCCAGTAGTACCCAAGTCAACATCACTGTCAGACTGCGGACCAAATATATTATCGGCAAGATATACCTGTTCTACATTATTTGCATAAAAGTGAATTTCATCCTCTGTCTCAAAGTCGATCTTAGTTTGATCGTCTTCACCAATTTTAATATCGGTAGCCAAGAGCGATGTGATAGTGGTTTGTGCTGCATCCACGGCGATGCTAACGGTATCTGTTGCGGCTCCGGTCGTGGTGATACCATTACCACCAGCTACGGTTAGGGTGTTTCCATCTGCGATTGTTTGATTTGATCCACCATCTCCGGCGAGGGTGAAGTTTGTCATACCTCCGCCACCACCGCTTTCGGCTTCCCAGTTAGGAACGTTACCGTTCATCTTTAGGATGTAGTTGTCAGTACCCTTAGCTAATCTAACAAAGCTTGTACCGTCATGGTAAAGTAAATCACCTTCCGCATTTGATCCAAAGGCAATGTTTGCTGTGTTGCCTGAAGCGTAAGCTATGAGGCCATCATTGACTATAGTGTTACCAGACGAATAGGCGGCAACACCCGAAAGGTATGCGTTTACATTGTCTGCCCAAGCAACATCTGTGCCATCAGAGGTTAACACTTGATTAGCAGTCCCTAAAGCTAATGCGGCAGGATCTCCACTGCTATCGCCATATATAATCTTACCTCTAGCAAGACCGGCCATCTTTGCAAGCGTTATTCCATTGTCTTTAACTCTTATTGCATCACTGTTGGTCTCTATTGTGGAGTCATCTACATTAACAGCCATAACAGAGTTGGACTTTGTTAGGCCATCACCCGCAAGCAATCCCGCTAAGTCATCCGTGCTACCCTTGGACGCTGCCCCCGTTGCTCCTCCGTCTAAGAAGATTAAGTTGTCTCCGTGAGCTATCGTAGCGGCAGCAGCTTCAGTGAGATCAACATCTACCTGATCTGCCTGAACATCTATAAGATTTCCGGCTCCCACGGCAAAGGTTCTATCGGATGCTAGCGTTCCTCCTCCGGTTAAGCCGTCTCCGGCAGTAAGCTCAACGGCTTGAGTGGCTATGGTGTTTCCAGAGGCGTACTCCGCAATGGCTTGAGTAGCTATGGTGTTTCCAGAGGCGTAAGCTGCAACACCGGATACATAAGCATTGGGGCCGCCACCCACAGAAGACCCATCAAAATACAGGGTTCCACCAACGTTATAAAGTGTGTCCGTGGTTACGGTTGGAGTAGCCTGATGTAATCTCACACCGGCCCCACTTGCAACTACGCCATAGGTATTTAACACACCAGAAGGCGTCATTGCCCCAACAACAGCTCCGGCTGAATTTTGCCATGATGTTAAATCATCAGACTGCGAAGCCGCTCCCCGAATTAAAAGAACCTTGTCCGTGGCGGCGGCGGCGTAAACCTGTAACGTAGCAGGATCAGTCGAAAGCGTAACGTCCGCCACACCAACAGCAACATACTTATTTTCCATATCGGCCTTGATGATGGTTTCATTCTGAGATGGCGAGTCCCAGCCTATAAACAGCATCTTATCCGAAGTGTTGCTCTGTCCAGCGTTATGGCCTAAATATATACACCGATCAGCCGTCGAAGTAGATCCAGCACCAGCTCCAATCGCTACGGTATCATATGTATCAATAGGAGTATCTGATGTGCCTTTAAGGGCACCGTCACCAATGGCTACAGAAGCATTGCCAGCATTATACTCTCCGGCTTGAGGTCCGATATGCACAGAGAACTGGCAATTACCTTCCATGCCAGCCTGATGTCCTATAGACACATTTTTAAGATAATTTGCCCTATCATCGCTTGATGAATAGCCAGCATGATACCCAATGACTACACTACCAACATGATAATCTGCTAGTCCATGTCCAGCTTCATATCCTATGAAAACATTTTCATCAGAGTTTGTGGTTAAGTTTTCTCCAGCATAAGAGCCTATGAGAATATTTTTAGAACTACTATTTGCTGTAATTGCTGTTCCAGCATTGTAGCCGATAGCTATGGTATCATCCGCTGTGGTAACAGCATCAAGAGCTGTACTTCCAATTGCGATGTTTCGTTCAGCCGTGCTTGTAGTACTGGAAGGATCATTACCAATATATATAGAATCGTCTTCTATCAAATTAGTGATAGCGAGACCCGAAGCGTAGGCCGCAGACCCGGACGCATATACAGCGATATCTTGGGTAGCTATTGTATTTCCAGAGGCGTAATTGGCAACACCAGAAACATAGTTAAAATCTGCCGCACTAACATCACCACCGCTACTTTCTGCTTCCCAATTTGGAACATTGCCGTTCATTTTGAGAATGTAGTTGTCTGTGCCTTTAGCAAGCCTAACAAAACTAGTGCCGTCGTGATAAAGTAGGTCACCTTCTGCGTTTGAACCAAAGGAAATATTTGCCGTGTTGCCTGAAGCATAGGCTATAAGACCGTCGTTTACTATTGTGTTTCCGGAGGCGTAGGTTGCAATACCCGAAGTGTACGCAATATCTGTTTCGTTCTGGATTGCTTGGCCGGAAGCGTAGTTAACTCTTGCGGTATTTGTTGAGATATTGGAAGTGTTTGTTGAAATATTGGAAGTGTTTGTTGCTATCGCTGTTTCGTTTTCTATCGCCTGTCCTGAAGCGTAGGTAGCAAGCCCTTCGTTTTCGATGGCCTGTCCTGAAGCGTAATTTGCTATGCCAGAAACATAAACCAGATCTGTTTCGTTATCTATTGCCTGCCCCGAAGCATAAGTCACTCTAGCTGTATTTGTAGTAATGTTTGTAGTATTAGTGGAAATATTTGAGGTATTAGTAGCAATAGCTGTTTCGTTTTCAATAGCCTGACCAGAGGCATAAGTAGCAAGGCCCTCGTTTTCAATAGCCTGACCAGACGCATACGTGGCTACACCAGATACATACGCTATATCCGTTTCGTTGTCAATAGCCTGCCCGGAAGCATAAGCAACCCTACTTGTGTTGGTTGCGATATTAGTCGTGTTGGTGGAAATATTTGAAGTATTGGTAGCGATATCTGTTTCATTTGCTATCGCTTGCCCGGAAGCATAGGCAGCAATACCAGATGAGTAAACAGCGTCACCAGAGCCATGTACAGCAATTCCCGAAACATAAACGAGTTGAGCCGTTGTTACGTCTCCACCACCACCTCCGGTGTCTTCTTCCCAGTTTGGCTGATTTCCATTCATTTTAAGAATGTAGTCATCCGCACCTTTAGCCAATCTAACAAAAGTTGTGCCATTATGGAACAGCATGTCGCCCTCAGCATTTGAACCGAAGGAAATATTTGCGGTGTTTCCAGAGGCATACGTTACCAACCCTTCGTTCTCAATAGCTTGACCGGAAGCGTAGTTTGCAATGGCTTGAGTAGTTATAGTATTGCCAGAAGCGTAAGCGGCAACACCAGAAACATAGTCGTGATCATGGACACTGCCAGAAGCGTAAACTGCTGCACCAGAAACGTAGGCTATGTCAATTTCATTTTGTATAGCCTGACCAGAAGCGTAGGTTATTCTACCGCTATTAGTAGAGATATTAGTCGTGTTTGTAGATATGTTAGACGTGTTAGTTGCGATAGCCGTTTCATTTTCAATCGCCTGACCCGATGCATAAGCCACGTTTAATTCATTCGTAATAGCCAGCCCAGAAGCATAGTTTACCCTACCCGTGTTGGTGGAAATGTTGCTTGTGTTTGTAGAAATGTTTGAAGTGTTCGTGGCTATATCAGATTCGTTAGCTATGGCTTGTCCACTAGAGTAAACCGCTATCCCAGAAACATATGTGTCGTCATCGGCACCGCCAATAACAGACCCGTTAAACTTAAGCGTGCCACCATCATTGTAAAGCTTATTTGTGGTTACCGATGGAACAAGCGGATCTATCAAAAATGCACCACTTGCGGAGATGGTTCCACTAGCTGAAAGATTTCCCTCGGGAGAAACCTGAACAACAGGCACGGCGTTGCTAGCTTGCCATTCTTGTAGGCTGGCTGATTGGGAAGAGGCCCCTTGAACAATAACCCCTATATCACTACTGTTTTTGGGCAAAATCTCAAGGGTTGCATCTGGAGTGACGTTTGATGCGCTCACATTCCCAATAGCCAGTTTTTTGTTAGACGTGTCTCCAATAATGGTATTTCCAATATGGAGCTTATTGCTGTAATTATCTATAACGCTATTGGCTGCACCACTGGCAAGTATTTCTATGTTCTGACTTCCCTTGCAGTATCTTCCTGCCTGATGGCCAATAAAGGTGTTGTAGGTTCCTGAAGAATATCCTCCAGCGTATTCACCAATATATGTGTTTCTCTCTCCACTAGCACTAATTCCTGCAAAATAACCAACAGCTTGCGAATAGCTTAAATCTATAGAGTTATATGCTGTGTAGAATCCAGCGATGGTAGATCCTGTTGCCCCGCTAGCGTTTGTGGCGGCCTGATATCCAAGAGTCGTTGAAAAATTGGAGTTTGTAATTCCATCATCACCAACATATCTACCAATTCTAACTCTTCCGGTTGAATCGTTTACACTTATACGGTCGCCAATCGAGGCCTTTCCAACTGTCAGTGTTGCGTTACCGCTATCAAAGGCGAAATCTTCTTCAGACGTAAGTCTACCTAATTCGTCATAATATGGAACCTTGTGGGGTATTCCAGTAGGTACTCCAACGGGGCTAAGATTCCAGTATAAAGTTCCACCAACATTGTATAGGCTGTTGGCGGCTGTGGTAGGAACAGAACTGTCTATTAAAATTCCCTCACCGCTAACGTGTACACCATTAACTCCAAGGATACCAGAGCTAGCCATCTTAGCTTGAATAACACCGGCAGAGTTCTGCCACTCTGTTAGGTTGGCGGATTGAGAGACCGCTCCCTTTATTACTAAACCAGTGTCAACAGAAGAGGCTACTCCAACATAAAGTGTGTCTTCTAAAGTAACATCAGCAGCACCAATGGCGACTCTTTTTGACTGCATGTCACCTTTAATTAGCGTGCGGTTGCTTGATGGTGAACCGTTCCCTATATACAGATAGTCATTACTACTATTGCTTTGTCCAGCACTTTGACCTATGTAAATGCTATCATTCGCGGAAGAATTTTTTCCCGCCTGATGCCCTACACCTATAGATTTACTTGCGGAAGTAGCAGAGATACCCGCCATGTTACCAACCCAAACAGAGCTTTCTCCTGCGGCACCTTTACCCGCCTGATAGCCAACAGAAACCACATAGTCACTATTCATTCCGTCGGCAGCCTGATTACCAACCGCTACAGAATAGCTACCAATGCCAGAACCTGCTGCCGACCCAATGGCTACAAATCCAATTTCATAGGCAGCGATACCAGCCTGATGGCCAACCGCTGTTGAATTCGATCTCATGCGACTTCCGGCCTTATATCCTACGGAGACACCATAAGATGCGGATGATGAGAAATCGGCTTCTGAAGGACCAGCGAGTACGCCCATGCTGACATTTTGTATACCACCATTTCCCGCAACGAAAGGATTCGTTCCAACAACAGTGTTATCACTACCGGTTGTGCCGCTGGCTGCACCATACCCAATGATAGTGTTGTTATCATTAGACGGCCCCGTTCCATCTCCAACAAGAAGGCTTTTTTGGGTGCTGTCAAAAGATAATAGATTTGTGGACGATATTGTCCCGCTAGAGTCAACATCTGTTAGCTCTGTTATTTTACCTTCCTTAATAACTGTACCGTTAGAAAGGATTATCCCAGACGCTCCGATAACGACACGAGACTGTTCGTCTTGATAAGTACTTCTACCAGCGGGGTAGGTGATAAAAACAGTGCCACTACCGCCTAGGTTGATAGCGTTTCCATTATTGGAGCTAGCTAGGATGTAACTACGCACCATATTGTCAGAGCCGTAGGTTCCAACTCCAACTTCCCACTTGTCGTTTTCTTCTATACAGTAGTATGTAGTGTCGCCGTTGGTTAGGGCAGAGCTAAAGGGTGAAAAACCTGTGGGCGTGGCACTAAACGATATATCGCCAGTACCAGTGCTGGTTGTTAACTGTTTTATTCTGTCTGCTACTTTAAGTACCATGATCACTCCTACCCGATATTAAAAGACTAGATTCTACACTTGAGGATCGGTAATATCTGGAGGTGTGGGCTGTGGTACATTTTGTTTTTCTAACTTAAGCTCATAAGCTACCGTATTGTTTTCTAAAAACTCTCTACCCATTCTGTTGGTAAATTGGTAAGAGTTTTCTGGGTTGGGTATATTTTCTGGATTGGTTTCTGGATCAGTAGGCTCTTCTGGGTTGTAATTTGGATTAGGGACATTTTCCTGATATCCGTAATTTGCACACATGGCGGCAATCACCCTATCTACATCGGCGTCTGCGATTTCTACACAAAACTGGGCCATTGTTATCTCCTTGGAGTAAAGTTTATTGCCGTATTAATAGACAATTCATGATTCTGTAATTTGTTTATATTTAGGTCTAGGTCGTTGATAGTGTTTATATTTAGTGAAAGATTATTTATTTTATTTACACTTAAACTGAAATTAGACAACTTATTTATACTCAACGGAAAAGTTAGTGTTGAGTCGTTAAAATATATTATAGGTAGCGAACCAAGAAAAACACTCTTGGAAACCTTGGATTCGCTAAAAGCTGCCTCAGAAAAAGCTGTTATACCAAACATATCTACCTCCAGTAAATAATACACAAAAAAGGGTAGATATAATAAAAAAGGCTACCCCGCGAAAACAGGGTAGCCCGTGGGTTATCGGGAAGCGATAATACTAGAACGAGCCAGCAAGAACTCTTCTATTGTCAAGGACACCGAACCCGATTTCTGCCCAACCATAGTAACCCTGTCGTTGGTGTCTATGGAGACCTTCGTCTTCATAAATTTCAACTTCTTTCTTAACAGGCATTACAAAGCTGTCGTTTGGCCCTTGATCAAGACCAATCACAAGCTCAACATCGCCAGCGGCTAAGGAGCCACCGAGATCGCTAGTGAAGTAAGTCTGATACTCTTGGTTGTCGCCAAACTCGAAGACATCGTGGAGGTTGACACCGAAGACTCTAGTGATTGCTGGACCTTCGTCCGATGCAACATAGATTTCTCTACGAGAAACTTCGTCAAGTTGATCAACACCCCAGTTGCGAATATCTTCAATCGCTTCAGGAGAGCAGTAAAGGTCGCTAAGACGACCCGGAGCAGTAGCGGCATTACCACCACCGTTTCGACGCATGACAGTTTTCATCAAACTAATCAAACGCTTAGTGAACTGGCCAGCAGCAGCATCGGCATCATAAACCAAAATATTTCGGTCTACGGCAGCGGCCAGAAGTGTGTGCCATCCGTCGTCGTTGATCTTCTTAACGAAGGACGACTCAAGCACTTGCATAGCACGAGCAACAACGTTCCAGTTAGCCTCACGAGCATATTTAAGCAAGAAGTCAATCGAGCTAGAAATGCCGTAAGTGTTAACCATTACGTAGTCACCTTCTACGTGTCGCTCAGGAATTCGGCCATTGCCGGGATTCGTATAAGCGATGTGCTCTGTCTCAGTTCCGGGTGCAAGAAGGTCCAAAGGAAACTCTGGAGATGCTCCCGGTTCTAGAGGCATAGCCTCATAAATTGAGGTAACAATATCGCCAAACAGAACACCCTTACGAATCGGGGTTTCTAGAGCTTTAGCGATTTCTCTTTGGGCCGCAACAGCGACCATCTTATCTGAACTACCCGAGCGCTTGAGCAACTCAATGAATTCGGGTGTAGGTCGATTTTTAGTAGACATATTAATCTCTCCTTTTTTATTGAGTTGTTAGTGAGCCGAGTGGTCAATGTTGGTATTTGGAAGGTCGATAAACACTTTAGCGTAACCATCCTCATCCACATCAGACAAAAATCGTCCGACAATCATCTCGTTTGTTGCATCACTACCGGCAAGTCCGGCGTCAGCAGAGAGATTTCCACTATGCGAAATGTATGCCAAGTCACCAGCATTAGGATCAGTTCCTTCTAAGCTATTGGTAACAACCCAACCCTTAGTGAGAAGAGTAACTTTACCACCTTTTTGTACTTCGTCTTTGTGTTGGTTAAGATGCTGGCGAGTCAGGTCAATGTTAACCATATCGTTCAGCAAAATGCCAACAGCCACTTTTCCAGATGGAGCAGCCGCGTAAGTGACAACCGCATTACCGTTGTCCAATGAGGCGCCTGAGCCACCAGTACTGATAGTTGCAATTCCCCCTCTGGTGGCCGCTTCATTCATGAAGAATGAAATGTCAGTTTGAAGGGTACTTCTGTCTGTTTTAAGAGCCATTATGAATCTCCTTTTTTAAAATAGGTTATTTGTCTTCTTTTGGAACGGACTGTAAAATAGAACCAAGCCACTCGCTAGCAACTGAACGAAGAGATTCCGCTGGATCTTCTTCACCAATAGCCTCTGCGATAGCAACGTCTGTAGATTCTTCAGCCTCTTCCAAAACTTCAACTTCAGCACCTGCCTCAGCGGTATCAGTTTCTTCGTCGGCTACTTCCTCTTGTTCAGCTTTAGCTGGCTTTTCTTCTTCTTCTTCCTTCTTTTCAAAGGGATTTTCTTTTTTTCCCTTTTTCTTCATTACGGCCACAATCTTGTCAAAGGTTTCTTCGTCTACAGACTCGAACTCTTCAACGGTTGCAATGGCTTCTTCGGAATCAAATCCAAGATCTTCCAGTTTAGCTTTCCGTTTCATAACCGCTTCTTTTTTCTTCATAACGGCTAGTTCTTCTTCTTTTTCTTCCTTGTCCTTTTTCAGAGCTTCAACCTTTTCACTGTATTCAGTGATTTGGGCTTCTTTCTCTTCCAAAGTACTAGCAAGAGTTTCATTTACTTCAGTTTTTTCAGCGATTTCAGCTTCCAAAGCCTCAACCTTAGTCTGAAATTCTGCCTGCTTTTCTGCTACAACCTTTTCCCGAAGTGCTTCGTTCGCGGTTTTTGCTTCAGCAAGCTCCTTTTGCAAATCAGAGATTTGCTTTTCATGATTATCACTCATCGTACTCTCCTTTATAGAGGATATAGTTAAAATTTCTGCTTTCGATTCGTCAAAAAAATCGTTTCCTTCCAAAATTACACTACGAGGATTAGCAGGTTTGGAAACCAAGCCTTTACCAGAGAACGATAAGTTTCGTAACAATCTGCCAACTCTATAGTTTTGATATTCTCCACTTCCGCCATAAGATCTTAGGTGCTTCGTTAAAAATGCTGAAGCTTCACTGCGACGGATCATTTTAGTAGAACCGTCTGAAGACTTTAGAGCATAATCAAAATCTGGAAAAAGGCATTCCATAGAAACGAACCATTTTCCATCCTCGATCTCGGAAACAATTTTTTGCATCCGATTTCTTTGATCGCTGTCGCTCCACTCAGTGTAAATAACAGAAGTGGTAAGTATGTTAAATGCGTCTGGCACCTCGTTTGTGTCAACGTCGATTTCTTCGCCGTTATAGTCAACCACAACATTGCCGGTTATGTGGCCGATAATATCTTTTTCGTTATGCATGAAATTAAATGGTTTGTCTTCGGGAGTGGCCCTAGCCGTCCACAATTCCGCAGGATCAAAAACATCGTCGTTCTTGTTCCAGCCTGTGCTAACGAGAATAGACTTCAGGTAGTATAGATCTATCTGGTTTTCGTTTTGTGCCGTAGCACTATCTTTAGAATTTTCAGCAATAACCTTTTTCAGGTTATCGGATTCTTCTAATGACGTATCAGGTTGATATGTTTCCGCAACGGCACAGCAGGCTATGCTACTACTTTTTAAAAGCACATCCTGTAAGCCGTCATTGATTTCAGATTCATATATTTTCATTATATAAAAGCCTCCACAACGATAATACACAAAAAATAAAATCTTTGGTAATTATTAGGCAAATTTACACATGTCTACAAAGGCAGAGGCGTATATATATTTCATCTCAGACGTATTTGGTTGTTTACTATTTGCAGAAACAAACGAATCAATGTTTGCTTGAACGACAGAATTAAAATCGTCTGATGGCTTTGTACCCCTATCTAACAAGTCTTTAACGACCTCTGGGGTTATTTCCATGAATGGTGTCATCCCTGTCAGGATACACATCTTTAAATACTCCAACTGATCAACCTCAGCTTTGTTTAAGCTTCTTGCGTTTTTCTTGTTGAAGTGTGCAAGAGCTATTGGAGAGATAACATCAGATATCTTGTTTTGAGCCTCTACAGCCCAAAGCGTTGCCGTGGTTGCTTGGCCACTACGAGGTAGAACTCGCTTTTCTTTGCGTTTTGTAGTATCTCTAGAGAACTTGGGTCGCCCATTGGGTTCTTCTGGATCGTACTCCTCTTCTTCGCGTGTTGGCTGAACATCAACAGCCTCTTCTTTGATGGCCGGAGGAAGCCCTATTTTTTCCAAGTACTCATCTGAATCTAACACATCCTTAGTCAAAGATATCTTTGCGATATCGTCTTTATGCTGAGGATTGTGATATGGTCCAGCCTTCTTGGGTGCGTTCTTGTCGTTAGATCGCTCTCTTTCCTCACGGCGAACACGAATACGCTCAATGCCCGGAAGCTCTCTAAATCTTTCGAGAAGCGTTTCACTGGATATAATATCTCTGTCCGCAAGCTGAATAAGCAGTTGCTTTTCTGCCGCCTCGTCTGAAAGGACAATTGAATCAAAATGAATTTCAGCCGGAAATCTAAAACCCATTGCTTTTCTGATGAGTTCAATTTCTTGTCTCCAGAACTGAGCAAGTATTTCTCTTCCGTACTCATC